GTAGTGGTTTTAGCATCTGACTTATCTTTATCATCAAAGTCATATCCAATTGCATCAACCCATTTATATCCACCTACATTTGCCATTGCAAGTTCTACTAAGTGTTCTACATTATATGCATTAGGATTGGCTAATGCATTTTTTTTATTAGCCTTAGTTGGAAAAAAATCTGGTAGATATTGAAATAATATTTCGTCTAAGATTCTATACTGCTTGCCTTTATTCGTATCCATTATAGCCGTTAACATTTAATTACTCCAAGTGTGATTATAGGATTTATAATAGTTGTAGTATAGCACGGCTAACTTGTAGTGTCAAGTAAAAAGATAGGGGCCGAAGCCCCTATCCCAACCTGTCCTGTTGCCAAGTAGGTCAATCTCCGAAAAATTACGCCGCTAGGGCAAACTCTTCATTTGTTGGTAACTTCTCTCCGAAATTAACGAAGGTTACGTCACCATTGCTGTTTAAGTTAGCAATTATAGTTTTCTTCGCGGTAACGGCGCTTAGATCCCGATAACTCCACACACGCTACACACTACCAGTCGATACCCAAATCACCCCCGGACTGTATACTCTACACTTGCGGAAAATATATACTCCGCGGCCGATTAACTCTACCTAAAATTTGGTGGAGGTGCCGGGATTCGAACCCGGGTCCTGTTTAGCTTTTGCACATGCTTCAACATTATACTACTATTTATTCACTGCAGAACTTGCGTAGATTAACATGGCTAATCTACGCATAGATGTTAAATATTACTAGTACATTTAATTTGTACTAGCACATTATATTAACAATTAAATTTGGAGATAGCGATGAAATGGGTTAAACCACAAATCGCAGAAGTATCAGTTGGTTTAGAAATAAACTGCTATGCTTGTGCAGAAATATAAATTAATAAGATTGGGTCAAACTGAGTTTGACCCTTTTTAGTCTAAAACGGTACACCGTAAATTGCAAGATATATAATTCCACTAATCAATGTTATATCAGCAACTATACTCCAAAGTATATAAGCCTTAAACATCCAGGGAACTAACGGTTTCACTTTCTTCAATTTATTGTTACACCATACTCGCAGGCTCTTCATTTGGAGCCTCCTGTTGGCTTGATATTGTTACTATTTCCATAATATCCTCCAATTTATACATTGTTTCTAGCGGTATTTATGTTAATATTGATAACTATATGATTAGAAAGACATATATGGCATATAATATTGCAAAACCAAAACCAGTTAATAATAAAAAATACCACAAGGTTACAGACGAAGAAGGTAACGTAACTCAAGTTGAAGTTAAACCTACAATGTTTGTAAGTACTACGGGTAAGCAGAAACTTTGTGGGCTAGTCAACGATGAATTAGTCGTTGACTTAGAAGGTACTCCTATTCCATTTAGGGGTATTGGTTAAATTTTAATTATCTGTTAAAGCTATCAGGTTGTGATACATTACCAGCAATCTCACGACCGCGATTGTCAACTAGGTCGTATTCTAGAAACATCTTATCGCGGATGTTTGTAATGTGAGCTTCTTCGAATGCAGAGATGTGAACGAAGACGTCTTTACTACCATCTTCGGGTGTAATGAAACCGTAGCCCTTCTTAGCATCAAACCATTTTAGGGTTCCTGTAATTCTACTCATAATGATTATTGTTCCTCATGTCACGAGGAATTTCCCTCGTCAGTAAATAATTATTTTACTAATGATATTTAGCAGTTATAATAATGTTTTAGATAATTTAACTAGACTGTAAGTTGACCGCCGCTGGGCCTTTGTCGCCTTCTTGGATGTCAAATGTTACTGATTGACCTTCAACTAAATTATTCATACCTGCATCTCTTACTGCTGATGTGTGTACGAAAATATCTTTACTACCATCTTCAGGTGTAATGAACCCGTAACCTTTTACGTCATTAAACCATTTTACTTTTCCGTTAATTGTACTCATAGTGTTTCTTTATTCCTTTTGTTTTTCTTTGCTAACACAAACATAGTACAATTCAATACCGTACTATGCTTGTGTATTAGCTGTTATTTATTAGTTTTACAGCGAATTCTTTCGTTCTTGAATTTCTGCTCTTCGACCTTTGGCTAGTTTGCCAATGTTACCAAGCGCCTTACGTGCTCGAGCCGCTGAGGCTTTTACATTCTTTTCTTCAAATGATGCGTGTTCTTTCAAATAAGCTTCGTATTGTTCTACGATTTCATCGTGCTTTGACATATATCTTCTCCTTGGTTTATTAAAAATTATATCGATATGTACTATTATGTATGTTAAAATGCAGGGTCTATTATAAAATGTGGCTTTAAAGTGGTTAAAATGACTAAGATATCTTTTTTGGTTTGAAAATCTTAATTAAATTAGTATCGTGTCCACGAGTTATGTAATTATAAGCACCAACTCCGCCTTCAGTGCCTTCATTATTATATATACTTGGTGCAGTTCCTCTCCAAGAATGAGTTACTGCTCCACCCGATGGATTGTTATTATTTCTTGCTTCGTCGCTTTGGTTCCCACCAACAAATGACATCTTTTGACTTTTGTTTGTATAAAGAAAGTTTACATGATGAGCAGTCTTTCCACTTTTTGTTATAAACTTCCAAAGACACACGTCACCGCATACTGCATTTTCCCAATTACTATAAGGTATTTCTACAAATCCAAATTTATCTCTTTCAGTATCAGCATGAAGAGCTGTAGCAGTTTGGAACCATTGATAGCCCGCCAACTTTAGAACATAGCAAACGTAACCCATACACCATGCAGTTTGATCAGTGTACCAAACTTCAGAGTTTCTAAATCCTATCTCGTCCCATACGTGTAAGATCTTTTCATTTTGATAAGTCCTATTAACATCTGGGTTTCCGTTAGGTGACTTAAAAACGTGTTGATTATTAATAGCACTATGGTATTTTAACTTCATACCTTTTTCATCCCAAAGGTCATTACTTGATTCTAGTAGATGTTGGTTTAGTACTCCATCATGCGGGTGACATATATCTGACCATACTTGATCTTCTACTCTAGCAATTACTTCACCTGGGGTGTCTTCCAGATCTGGAGTATCATCTAACTCTATCTCCATTTGTTGTTCTTGGTCTATAGTCATAGTAGGTTGGATTGGAGGAGGTACTACTGCAATGTGGACTCGAACCTGGGCTTCAATTTTAGCAAGAACAACCGGAGCAATAACAACAGTTGGTGCCTTGGAAGGATCACCTGTACATACATCTGGAGATCCTTGATCTGTGTCTGGACCACAATGTGGTGGAATAGGACAAAGAGCATCTGCATTAGCCGTGTCGGGTGTGTGATTTACTGTAAGAATGTTATCAGCATATACTTCATTTGAATGAGCTATTAAAGCCCCATCCCCATGAGAGTTAGGATCTGCATCTACAGATACTAATAGGTTATTAGCATACACATCTGCATTACCTGTAACAGTTGTAGTGGCGCCACATATACGGGCATCTGTATCTCTATGAATCGGAGCATCTGGCATGCTAGTATTTATTTAAACAATAAGTGACGGCTTGTCTGGGACCACCAATGATGATGTTTGTTTGCGATATGCATCAGCAAAGTTTTCGTTTGTAAGCGTCAGTAATGTGATAGCTTCATGCTTAATAGTATAAGACTTATCAACATCAGCAGTAAATAGAAATTGTTGCAATCCAATACCTTTTTCAGTAGCAACTATTGTTAAAGGTGTACTAACTTTAACCATATGTTCGTTTTCTTCTTCTAACCTACCAACTAGCTCTTCACCAGACTTTAGTTTCATAGTAACTACATCATTCACTTTATAATTTGTTTCAATTAGCACATTTAACTCCTATTGTTTAGTTGTCACGCCACATGTCGTGATCTTGATAATATTGTTCTAGTTCTTTATATCCACCTACATACTTACCATGCAAGATAATTTGTGGTGCAGATTTCGGCCTAGGCATTCCATTTACTTCAAATTCTTCAAATAGTCTTTCTACACTTATATCTTTACCAATTGTTATTTCAGTATAAGGAATCCTAGAATTACTTAGTAACTTTTTAGCTTTAGTACAGTAAGGACAGTTAGGCTTACTATATATTACACTTGGCAACTTCTCTTGTAACATTGTTTTCTTTCTCCATATATTGATCCCAAACATTTTCCCAGGCATGTTTACATCGTGAACATCTGAATGTTTGTATTACTTTATTATTTACGTGCTCTAAACTAAATCCGCAATTCTTAGAAACATGATCTTGTTCGTACTCTTTGCATCTTGGACATTCTTGAAACGGTATAACACGGTAACTCCCGTAAAACGGCATTGTCTTCCCTTTATTAAGACTGTTATAGTTTAAAATTATTTTTCTATACTTATATTCCACTTATCTTTTAAGCTAAGAATTACAATTGCAGAAGCAATAAGAACTATTGATAGTGACTCATATACTAATGCAGTAGGGTCCATTTCTTTTCCTTGTAAAATAATAAATCGGGCCAATGCCGTTATGGCAATTAAAAGAGGCAAGTGTATACTAATAGATTGTTCTTGCCAAAATACTCGAACCATAGCCACTACTTCGAGATATAAAAACATCAAAAGCAAATCAGCTAATGATACTGTTCCATTTATAAACATTGTTTTTATTTCAATTCCTACAGCTATTATCGTGCTCATCAAAATAATACTTAACAAACCTAATTGTAGATGCTTTATGAATTTTTCCATGTTAGTTTATAATTTAAATTCTTTGAGGTCGCCTTGCATTTTCTCATCAATGTCATGTTTAATGCCACCGATGATATAGCTTTCTATTTCTGTCTCTTGGGGAGCTACTTGTAGTCCTGAACTACTTAACCAATGTTGTGTCCAAGGTAATGGATTTGTATTCAGGGGTCGATCATAAAGGGCTTTATAACCTAATGCTTTTAGTCTTCGGTTAGCAATGTATTCAACATACGCATGTAATAAGTTTTCGTTTAATCCGATAATGGATCCTTGATTGAATAGATAGTTAGTCCATGCTTTTTCTTCTTCTACACATTCTTTCCACATTTCATATACTTCATCTTCACACTCAGCAATGATACTTTTCATTTCAACATCATCTTCACCTTTCATCCAATGTTTAAGTATATGGCTTGTAAGATTTAAGTGTGTTGCTTCGTCTCTAGCAATTAAGGAAATAATCTTAGCTGACCCTTCCATCATTTTTAATTCACCAAATGCAAATGTACATGCAAATGATACATAAAAACGTAGTCCTTCTAAAATATTAACATTCATCATTGCAAGGAATAGTTTCTTTTTAACTTCACGCATGGTACCTTGTTTATGATGCATAAAGTTATCAACAGCAAGAGTAAACTCATCATAGTTTTTTGTAACACTCTCTGCTCTTTTAATAATTTCTTTATCGTCTAAGATTGTATCTAGTATTTCTGTAGGATTAGCATATACATTTTTCATAATATGTGTGTATGCTCTACTGTGAATAGATTCAAAAAAGTCCCAAGTAATAATGCACCCTTCTAATTCTGGAAGTGAAACATAAGGCAAGAAAGCTAATGCTGGTCCTCTGCCTTGTACACTATCTAATAGAGTTTGATACTTTAAGTTACTAGTAAAGATATGTTTTTGTTCTGGTCTAAAGTTTTGAAAGTCTGAACGATCTTTTTGTAGACTTACTTCTTCTGGGCGCCAAAAGTATCCAAGCATAGTTTGATTAAGTTTATCAAACTCAGGAAATTTAAATACGTCGTACCGTTGTACGTTTTGTGCCGCCCCAAAAAACATTGGCTGTTTGGTGAAGTCGATTTTCTCTTTATTGAATACTGTTTTGGAAGTCATTTTATAATCCAGTTAATTTATATTACGCAACTTTCACATTCATCTTCAGATTGCTTAGTAATGTCTAGTTGGGGTTGAAATGAGTTAGGTGTGCTTTCGGAAGCTACTTCGATTGGAGTTTCAGTTGCATCAACTTTAAAGTCGTATGTATTTTGATAATAAGATGTTTTCCACCCTAGCTTATATGTCATTAGCATATCTTGGATCATTGTACTCATTGGTACTTCGTTATTTTCAAAGTGCGTTGGATTGTAACTCCAGTTACCGCTAATAGCTTGATCAAAGAATTTTTGCATTACCGCAACAATATTAATGTAGCCTTCGTTACTAGGCATGTCCCATAATAATGTATAATAATTTTTTAAAGTTTGATACTGCGGAACAATCTGCTTAAGAGGCCCTTTTTTGCTTTTCTTAACGGACAAATATCCTCTAGGAGGTTCAATTCCGTTTGTGGCATTTGACACAATGCTACTGCTCTCTGAAGGCATCTGTGCTGACAATGTGCTGTGCCGTAGTCCGTGTTCACGAATCCTCTCGCGAAGATGATCCCAATCATATTTTAATGTTATATTGCATACTTCGTCTATATCCTTTTTATAATGATCTATTGGCAATAGTCCTTGTGAATATTTAGTACGGTGAAAGTACTCACATTTACCCTTTTCAATAGCAAGTTTATTAGACGCTGTTAATAGATAGTATTGAAATGCTTCTGTTAGTTCATGTACCTTTGTTAATGCTTTTTTATCATTGTACTTAACTTGATTCTTTGCTAGGTAATGTGCTAACCCAATATATCCAATACCTAAAGATCTACGTGCTTTCGTGCTTATTTCAGCCGCTTTTACAGGATATCGTTGATAATCTATAATTTCATCTAATGATCTAACTGCTAGTTCACATAAGTTTTCTAATTCGTCTAGTTGATTAATCTTACCAACATTAATAGCAGAAAGAATACATAATGCAATTTCGCCTTCTTCGTCATCAATATGTTGTAACGGTTTAGTTGGTAATGTAATTTCTTGACATAAGTTACTCATATAAATTGTATCTGTAAAAGAACTATGGGTGTTACAATGATCAACATTCATTATATAAATGCGACCAGTTTCTGCTCTTTCTTTGATTACAGATGAAAAAAGATCCATTGCAGGAATCTTCTTTTTTCTAAGTGAAGTTTTGCGTTCATACTTTTCATATAACTCTTGGAAGAGGTCTTGATCAGTAAAAAATGCTTCATATAA